AAGCCATGAACAATGAACCGTGCGTTAGCTTTACGCATGTCAAATCGGTTACCGTTATGTGCTACTACGATGTCTGCTTCGTCGAAAAGATTCCATAAAGCTTGAGCTACTTCTCTGTCGTCTTCTGGGTCTTCGTTGTACAGTTCAAAGTCTGTTAAGGAAACAACTTTAGTTTTCTTTTGGTGCTCCCAGCGGTAGGCAAAGCACATTAGGTACCACTCACGATACTGCTGCACAACGTTCTGCTCATACTGACCCCACACATAGGCAAGGTTAGGCGCAGTTTCTATATCATAAAATAATACTTTAGCCATTAGGCCCCTAGCTTACGGAACGGTTAGTAACCTAGCTATAAGAGTACCTTCCCACCAGTCTCCATCGTCGGATAGTCGGTCGGCTTGCATAGACAAACGTTCGATTGTAACTTTTTCTACTAGAGTTCCTTCTTTATATTCAACTGTTACACCTGATTCCATACGTGCTCGTAAGTCAGTGAATATAGTTTTAGAATCGTATGCTGCGGGTGCTCCACTGTTGCGTGAAGTTAATACTTGGCGACGTAAAATCAATGGGACAATTATTTCGTCAACTCTTACAGGTGTAGCGATGCAAGCTGTTACCCAGTCTTCAACGATGGGTGCTTTAGTTGTGTCACCTGTGTCTCTAGTTAATGTCATAGAAAATTTGTATGAGACAGAAGATTGCGATATGAAAGCAAAGTCTTTAGGTACACCAGCTACTACAGATACTGTAGACGTGTCATTATTGTCGTTGACTGCTGTAAAAGATACTGCGCCAACAAGGCTAGTGCTTGGGTTGCCTCGGTATTGATAAAGATTTTGATTGTATTTAATACCTGATTCTTGATATCCAACAGCAGTAAATGTGTATTGAGATCTGTTCTGTCTAACAGTTACTGTTCTTAATAGTTTGTCTGCAATGGTAGACCATGAGACTTCACCAATGTTGAGTGTCCCACTAGCAACTTTGATGCCTGTACCTGACTCACCTTGCACACCATCACCTATCGCACCAAAATAAGTTTTGTTTCCAAACCGTGCGATAGTATTAACGTTGCCTGTGCCTGCTATCGATACTAAATCTGATGCCCAAGCAGGAACCAAAGGAGCACTAAACTTTGAAAGATTTGCTCTATAAATCTGGCCTTTGCTGCCACCCCACCAAACAAATCGGCCTTCGACTTCAAGTCCATAAGCTTCTCCGCCTTCTTCTATGACAGGACCTATTGTTACAGCGTTAGAACTTGTATCGATAAGAGCTGTTCGCAATCCTTTAGATGTAGCAATTAAAAGTATCTCACCGTAAGCAAGGATTTGATTTACTGTTTCTCCACGAGGAAGTTGTCCTCCAACTATTGGAGTTAGCAAGCTACCGTCAGTACTACTAACACCTATATGGTAGATGCTGCCTGTGTTATCTATATTTGCTGACGCAAAAATTCCTGATGGTCCACCAGTAACTGATGTCCAAGTGGTGCCAGCAAGTGTTGGTGTGTAATTTAAAGAGCTTGAAAGTTTAGCTCCGTTAGCACCAAGTTCAAAAATGTTTGGACCTAATGCACCTATTAAACGGCCAGCAGCTACATGAATAATGTCTGCTGCTTGTGTACCAGACGAAGGCCAAGACGCATCAATAGCGCTAGCTCCAAGAGTTGCTTTAGCTATAGCTGCGCTTGATCCAAAAGCAAAATAGATATTTGTACCATCAGAAGTAATGTCAGCTATTTGTTTTGTAGATCTTGGAACAAAAGTAGCCCAGGTTGGTGAAGTAGGCGTAGCATCAGTTGTAAAATAAGCTGTCTCTCCATTTGTAGCGTACAGATATGTGTTCATCCGTTGGAGAAGAAGGTTAGATGCAGTAAGAGCTTTTTTTTCTTCAGTGATAGGCAGCAAAGTAACTTCGCCTTTAACCCACGGGTCAATACCTGTTGAAGAGTTGAACATACGACGGTCGCTATCATTTAAATCAAAATGAGTTTGACCTGCGCCATGTGACCAATCTGTTTGTGATCTTTGCCAAGCACCAGATGTATCTAAAGAATTTTCTCCTGCTTCAGCAGAGTTATCGCGTTGTTCTCTAAGTGCAGGCACAGTCGTACGAGAATAAGTATTTGTATCAACTAAAAAAGATACTCCGTTTAGTTCTACTGGCAATGACTCAGAGTTAAAACTCATACTCGTCCTCTACCCCAACCAACCCCTGAACCGTAGTTAGCGCTTGGGTTTCTATTCCATTGTTGTGGGTACATAGCCACAAGACGTGCAGCCTCTGATTTAATTCTATTTTCTCTACGTGCATAAAGATCTCGCGATGAAGCTGCGATAGCACCAGGAGGTACTTGATCAGCCATACGAGATGTGCCTTGTGCGTCTAAAAACTCTCGTCTTATAGGCATAGTTGCCATAAGACTTACTGATACACCTAAAGGTATAACGTCGAACGCTGAAGCTAACAATCCAGTAGTAGCTTTTTTTACAGTAAGATCAGATAAAGATACTTTAGTTAACGGTGACTTGTACATGACAGTAATTTTTCTGCCAGGTATAGCGTCCGAGTACAAAATTAATGCCATGCCACTAGAGAAAGATGTTGTATCTCTATTACGTTTCAATGTCCATGATGCAATCTCAGGTTCTGAATCTATTACTCCAACATTAGAAAATGTTACATTATAGATAGAAGAAACTTCTTCATTAGATAATCCAGATAAGTTGTAGCCTTCTATGCCCCCGTTGTATGTAAAGCTAGTTGTTTTCATTTGAAACAAACCATTATCTGGTGAAGATAGATCTCCTAAGTCATCATTAATTGCTTGAACAATTCTGTGTGTTGGGAACTTAGGCGAAACTCTTACTAAAGAACCACTTGCATGAGCAGCAGGTATAGAACCTCCGTAACCTCTAATGATTGTAGGTGTTGTGCTACCAGCTACTGATACATACATCATTTCGCTATCAACTTCTATTACAACACCTTTAGCTATACCATTAGCTAATCCTTGTAAAGGAACTGTTGTAGCATTGATTGCCATAACTCCAGTTAATACGTCAAGTTCTTCAACGTAACCAGATAAAAGCATGTCACGAGTTTGATCAACCCAAGCTTGGACTGTCACGGTGTTACTCCTAGCGCATCATTAAGTAGTTTTTCAGTTTTTTGTGCATGCTTAGGTTCCCTAAATGTTTTACCTGCTTTAATTTCATATTTAGATTCAGCATGTTTTTCTAAATGAGATGACCCATCAATACCTTTAGGTTGCAATCCTTCTTTACGTAATCTTTTATATGCAGCCATGTCTTTTGATTGAAGATCTTCTTTTTCGTGGCTCTTATCAAAATTTATAGTTGATCTAGTAGGCATACAAGAAGCAGCAACTACTACGTTTCCATAAAACTTATTAAGTTTTCCTTGACAAATAGTACAAATGTTTTTTGTGTCATCATAAAACCCATGACGAATCTCATACATGTCATAGCAATCATCACAACGGTAGCTGTATAGAGGCATTATTGCTCCGGTCCTACGTCAAAGTTATAGCCAGCAGCTATAAGCACGGTTTCTTCGCTTACTGTTAAATCAGTAGGGCTTTTATGCCCACCTAACAACCAACGGGTTACACCTATTTGACTATAAGGCAAATGAGTTTGCACGCTCGACCCGTTTATTATAAATAAGTTTATTCCTTGAGCACTAGGAGCATAGTGTCTTCTTAAAGCGTAAGCCTGGATTTCAGCGTCTTGTATTATGCCTACTGGTGGTAAAGTATTTGCGACTGGCATTTGCAAGAGACGATAAACTGGGTTAGCGAACCCGCTTGCAGGGCATGCGATAGTTTTAGCAGCAAAAGTGTAGTTACTGTTTGCGTTAGCTGCTGGTACAGCCACAATGCCAGCTACATGTACTGGTTCAGCATTAATTGTTAAGTACATTGTTACTGCTGGGAACGCAGCAGTAGCTGCTATCACACCAGCTATTTCAGTATAACTAATTGTTAATTCTGGGAAAGCCGTTGTAACTTCAAGGCCTTGCTGAGTTATAACAGAATTAGCGTTAGCGTTTGCTGCTAGTACAGCAGCAACAGCAGCAATAGGGCTACTTATGACAACAGTTATAGGTATGCCAGCGTTAGCTGAAAACTCAGCAGTAATAGCAAGAGTTGTAGGTTGTGCAGTTACTTTAACGTTAGTGCCAGTAGAAGTATTTGGTCTGTAAGCTACATTAGCTTGTCTATAAGTGAGAGAAGGATCACGGTAACCGTAATTAAAACTTAAAGTTAATGACGTTATGCAGTTAATAGGAGACGCAGATATAGTCGCATCTGTTCTGTTGTACGCAAAATTACTTTGTCTATAACCAATCCCCGACTGCCGATATGTCATAAGATCCCATCCCGTTAAGGGTTAACCTTTACCAATAGATGCAGACTCAGGATCTCCTACCTTAGATGCAGCGAAAGCTTTGCCTATACACATTAAAGCAGCAACGCCACCAACTTTCAATGAGTCAACAAGGCTAGGACCTGGGATAGCCATAGCTGCACCCCAAGCTTGAGCGAATGTTGCGATAGCTCTTTCTAAAATGTCTTTAATAAAACGTGGGTTTAACAAAACTTTTTATCCTTTTCAATTTCATTGCTGCCCAAGTAGCTGGACCAACTATGCCATCTGCAACTAAGCCGTGTGCCCGCTGCCATTTAATAACCTTAGCTCGTGTCCCTCTACCAAAAACGCCATCTCGCTTAGCGCCAACACAACTCTGAACAAACTTCACTGCCGCTGACTGCGAACCTTTTCTCAACACCCCAGGAAAAGGAATAATTTCTCCTTCGTCTTCGGGTGATGG